ACTAACAACCGTGTCCACAAAGACGTTGTTGGTTTCTTGACCTTTAGCAAGAAAGACCTGTACGACTTCGATCCTAAGAGCGCAAGCCGTGCATTTGCTACGCCACGTTCTTGGTCATTTGTTAGCGAACTGCTTGTTGACGACGACACTGATACTGACACGCTGATGAACTTGGTGTGCGGTGCTATCGGTGAAGGCCTTGCAAGCAAGTTTATGGCACACCGTAAACATGCATCTAAGCTGCCTAACCCGTCCGACATTTTGTCTGGTAAGGTTAATAAGCTGGACACTAAGGAAATTTCAGCACAGTACTCACTGGTTGTTAGCCTGTGCTACGAACTGAAAGATTCCTGCGACAAGAAGGCTAAAGATTGGAACGACCAAGTTAACAACTTCTTCGAGTTCATGATGAAGAACTTCGAAACTGAGCTTGTTATTATGGGCACTAAGCTCGCTCTGTCTAGCTACAAACTGCCGTTGGATCCAGACGAAATCAAGTGTTTCGATGACTTCCACGCTAAGTTTGGCAAGTACATTGCAGCCGCAACTGACAAGAACTAAGCCAAAATCAAAGCAATTGACACCGCCTACGGGCGGTGTTATAATATATACTATTGTAATTAATAGGAATTCATATGGCACATGTAGACCCAATCATCGATAAAATCATTGTAGCTCGCGTTGGCTTGCTGCTACGCCATCCGTTCTTCGGTAACCTTGCAACTCGTATGAGTATTAAAGAAGGGTGGGAAACCCTTACTACCGCTGCAACTGATGGACGCACAATTTATTTCAACCGTGAGTTTTTCAAACCGCTTACTAACAAACAAGTAGAGTTCGTACTTGCACACGAAATCCTACATGCTGTTTTCGATCATATGGGTCGCCGTGAAGGTCGTGATCCTAAAATCTTTAACATTGCCTGTGACTATGCTGTTAACGGACAAATTGTTCGCGACAAGATTGGCGATCATAATCTGCCAAGCATTAAAATCTTTCATGATTCTAAGTACTACGGTTGGAGTGCTGAACAAATCTACGACGAGATTTATGAAAAAATGAATGAGCAACAACTAGCAGCTCTTGGTCAGATGCTAGACGAGCACTTGGATCAAAATGGCGGCGGCGATGGTAAGGACGATCAAGACGGCCGACCAAAGTACAGCAAAGAAGAACTGAAACAAATTCGCGACGAAATGCGTGAAGCTGTTATTCAAGCTGCACAGGCTGCTGGTGCAGGCGCCGTTCCTGCAGGTGTTGCTCGAATGATTAAAGAGTTGACTGAGCCTAAGATGGACTGGCGTCAAATCTTGCAACAACAAATTCAAAGTACTATTAAGAACGACTATTCGTTTATGCGTCCTAACCGCAAGGGCTGGCACATGAACGCTGTGTTGCCAGGTCAACAGTTCCAAGAAACTATTGACATTTGTGTTGCAATTGACATGTCTGGTTCTATCGGAGACGAGCAAGCAAAAGACTTCCTTACCGAAATTAAAGGTATCATGGAAGAGTACAAAGATTTCAAAATCAAACTTTGGACCTTTGATACTCGCGTCTACGGCGAACGCGACTATGATGGTTACAACATGGACGAGTTTGCAAATTATAAGTGCAAAGGCGGCGGCGGAACTGACTTTGATGCTAACTGGGAATACATGAAAGAGAACGATATTCAACCTAAAAAGTTCATTATGTTCACTGACGGATATCCTTGTGGCAGTTGGGGTGATGAGCTGTACTGTGATACTGTTTTTGTTATCCACGGTACTGACTCAATCGTTCCTCCATTTGGTGAGTTCGCATACTACGACCAAGTTAAACAACACGCATAATGGCTCTTAAAAACGGAAAACCAAATCCGCTTAGTTACTTTGATTTGAGGAGGGTAGAATTTGCCGCTCCTCATTTCAAGTACACTACGGTTGAAAAATACAGCCCTATCCTAATCAAAAATTTAGATTCTTGGATACAACAAAACCTAAATCATAGGTATTATATTGGGCAGGGAATTGCTTTAGACAGCAGTAATAACTTCATTCATATTACAAAAATCGGGTTCGAATCAGAAAAGGAACTTAGCTTCTTCACAATTGCCTGTCCTCATTTACAAATGAGATAATTATATAGGTACATTACGAGGAGATACCATGACTGATAACGTACAGGAAAAAGAACAAGCTCAACAAGCACCTGCACAAGAAGGCGCAGAGCTTAATATTAACGACCTAAATGCGATGAAAGTAATCATCGACATTGCTAGTTCACGAGGCGCTTTTAAACCAAATGAAATGGCAATTGTAGGTCAAACGTACAACAAATTGACAACATTTTTAGATCAAGTAGCTAAACAAGCAGAAGCCGCTAAACAGGGAGCCTAATATGAAAGCACTTAAACATGTAGGCCGAATCAAAGCCTCAAACAAAAAAGTTTTAGTTGCATACAGAACGCTGCCAGGTGACGCTTATAGTTGTCTAGTTGTTCCAACTGAAAACATGCCGGATGATATGCATAACGCTATTATCAACTTGGTCGAAAGTCCAGCGGCACAAGAAGCATACGAATTTGCAGAAGCACTTGATCGTACGCAATTCCCAGACGGTTCACGCATGTTGCCCAACTTGCATGGATACGGACGACTAGTTAAACTCTCCACAAGTGAAGTAGAGATGTTACCTGTTCCCGGAACTGCAATTCTGTTATCAGAACTCAATCAAATGATTGCTGAACAACGAGGCATTGCAATTGACGGTTTATGTATTAAGCCAGGTAGCAATGACCGTGTTGAAGTTAAAGAAGTAGCAAGTGCAAGAGAACTACCTGCCGAAACTGCGGACGTTAGTAAAACAACATCTGCCAGCGTAAACGAAACTGCACCAGAACCTACAACGTTTGACTCTCCAGAAGCAGAAGCAAAACACTATCGTAGCCAAGCAGATGCATTGTCTAAGAAAGCAGCAGAGATGCGCCGCAAAGCCGAGGAGTTGGTTCCGACCAAAAAAGCTAAATGACATCAAAAGGGAAGGTACTTCCCAAGGATGTCATTGAATGCTGGCCTGAAGTATTTGGAGAGGTAAAATTAAATGTTCTCCCTCTTAAGTATCTACACGCTGTCATTATCACTTTTAAAGATGGCAAAGTTTGGGAAATTAAGATAACATCAAGCACTAAAAACAGCGACTGGAAAACGTTTGAAAAATCTCTTTCCGAAATGGTCAAAGTTTATGAACGCCGTATCGAAAGTATAGATTTTAAATTAGATACTGAGCGTGTTAAAAAAGATATTAAACGTGTTACAGAAAAATTCTTAAGAAAGAAAAAACTATAATGAAAGTAAAATTAATTTCGGCAAGTAAAGCAAGTAGAGAAATGGCTAATGACGGTATCTATGATGCCCAGGAACTTATTGCATTTTGTGCAAGAGTAAGTAATCCTGCTAATCAGTACAATACAGATACCTCAGAAAAGCTAATTCGATATTTGATTAAACATAGGCATTGGAGCCCATTGGAAATGGTCAGTGCATGTTTAGAAATTGAAACGACCCGAGATATTGCAAGACAGATACTCCGACACAGAAGTTTTAGCTTCCAAGAATTTAGCCAACGATACGCCGATCCAACTAAAGACTTAGATTTTGTATTACGTGATGCACGTTTGCAAGATACTAAGAATCGTCAGAATAGCGTTGACACAAATGACCTTGAACTTATACAAGAGTGGAACAAAAGACAACAAGCAGTTATTAACCTAGTAAAAGAAAACTATGCATGGGCTATTGAGCATGGTATCGCAAAAGAGCAAGCTCGTGCAATTCTTCCAGAAGGTAATACTGTTAGTCGTTTGTATATGAACGGTACACTTCGTTCATGGATTCACTTTATTGAATTACGTAGCGGAAATGGAACGCAAAAAGAGCACATGGAGGTTGCCCGTGCATGTGCTCAAGTTATTGCAGAAGTATTTCCAATGGCTAGCGAGTTTGTTCATAACGACTCTTGAGCCAATCAAAGTCGTTAATTAAATTAAGTGCCGCAGGATCTGCGGCATTTTTTTCACCATAAAAACGCCCATCAAGTGCGCCTTGGGTAGCTGCACTACTATAAGGGCTATCATTCTTAGTATTGCACCAAATCTTTAGTCTAATAGAAGTTTCCGTGCTAACTTGTCCCTGGATTGTTTTACTAGCTAACTTACAGCATTCTCTAAATGCACTTCTCCATGCACTAAATTCGTCTGTGTTAAATGCTGTGATGTTACTAACTTCATCCATTGCTTTAAATTTATCACTAATACTAGTTGTCATATCAGTAGTGTTAACATCCATATTAATAGTTAATCGGCGAGGTAAAAGTTTTACACCACCGTAGCCATATTCTAATTCGTTAACTGGATTTCGACTTCTCCAAACATGCACCGTGTCTAGGTCCCATTCTTCAACATTATAGTCAAAGTTAAATGAGTCTAATATAACAGCATCGCCGTCGACTACCCAAAACATAGA